CACTCATGTATGCAGTCATTCCCATGTACGCTCCAACCACACCCGCTTGTCCAATGTAGAAAAGGCCGAACAAGTCGGAAAGTGCTTTGATCCTTGCGTCAGGAAAGATAGGTAGAAAGACTAACGCAGTGAAGACAATCATGGATATCATAGCTACCCACGCCATCCTCTTCTGCGCCTCCATCTTTTCTTTTTTTTCTAGAGCTTCTACTACGGCTAGCTCATTGTCACTTACTATGCCATCATTGTCTAGGTCCAGAGCATTGTACTCACTGTCTGGTTCTAGCTTCTTCTGTTCTCCCATGTGACACCTCGACTGTCTCTATCACAGCCTCTATATTCTCATGCCAGTGATTAAGAAAGCGGTGTACTCTCGGATACTCAGGTACGACATCGTTTAGCTGCCACATAAACTCTTGCAGTATGTTGTTGTAGTCTGGCATCCAGTAGTACACTCGTAAAACCACTGGCTGTATTTTTATAATCATTTAGTAAGTTTATTTTTAGCCTTCAGAACATTCATTCCTAGAGTGTTTATTGCAGTTAATACTGCTTGCACTTTTTTATTGTCAGCTTCATTAGGTGTGATAGCTGCGAGTATGGAGAAACCTCCAAACACTGCAAGAGCTAACACAATTATAGTGATAATTAATCCCATTTTATTCTCCTGTTGTTATTGAGGGTGCTTGTCTACTAAACCCAACTTGAGGTTGTCTTACTAACCTGTTATCTCCGGGTAATGGAGGGATAGGTTTGTCTTTTTCCTCTGGATAGAATACATTGACTATGGGATCACCCACTGTTCTTCTTATTGAATCAACGGCACCCAAAGTTCCACCGATTGGATCGACTGAAGGTCGGGTATTTCTACGTCTAGCTACTTCTTCTCTTGCTATAAAACTAAGTAAAAGATTATTTAATCTGGCTTGAATCTTTGGTGTAGGTAGCTTCCCTGTCCTTATGATACTTGAAAGTATCTCTGCAGTCTCTTTGCTGTTTAACATAGCTTTTAAAGCACTTAATTTTCTTATTCTCATTTTTCTTATAAGAATTTCTCCAGCGACGTATTTCAAAGATATAACACCACGATTAACTGCGTATGCGCGACTAAGAAGAGATTCCATAGCTAAACCGCCCGGAGTTTTTGTTGCTATTTCTAAGCCAATAGGTTTAAAAGAAAAGGGTCCTACTCTTGACGTAAACGTAGCAAAATCAAGAAGCTCTTGATAATGCTCTGTGCCGTCTAAAACTTGTTTAAGAACATTCTCATTATCCGATAGATATTCAAATAGTCTCTCAGGTCTAACTTCATTTAATGGGGCTTCACCTCTAGCCCCACCAGTTCCTATGACATCTCCTTTAGATACTTGTAACGCTTCTTCTTTTATTTTATTAGCTATAGAATTTTTAATCTCTTTTCTGCGTTCTAAAAGAGACATACCTTCAAGTCTTTTGTATAACACAGATTCTTTATTTAAGTTATTATATATGTTGTCAACAACATCATCAAATTTGTTCAAACCAGATGCTGTTTCATCTGCTAAATTTAAATTAGTTCTTAAAATATCTACAAATCTTGCAGCATTGCCTTGAGATCCAGCTATATTCGCTAGCTGTGCTTCAATAGTATTTTGTAAATCTCTACCTAATTCAGCTTGAGCAATACCCTCTGCTTTTACAATTTTTTCAACAGCATCACTAACATCTGCTTCTAAGTTGTCCATCAAATCGCTAACGCTTTTATTTTTTTGAGCGAGAGATATTATGGATGTCTTTAAACCTGCATCATCTACAGATATTCCAAACCTTTTAAATAACTGCTCTGTCCTGTCTAAGAATAAAAAGTATTCTTCAACTTTTGAGTCACTTAACTTTACAGAGTTAAATTCTTCAAAATCATCAAGAGTAACCTTAGTTCCTTTAACATTAAATTTATCCAAATCAGTTAGAGGTGTGTCCCCAATGTCCACAGGCTCTGTAGACCTTAAAAATCCTTGGTCTACCGCGCCTTTGTAAAACATTTTTTGTAATACAACTTGAAGAGTGCCAATATATTCTGGATCAATTCTTACAAACGCACCGGAATCATCAAATTCTCCAAACATATTTTCAAGATTACGTGTAAGATTTTCTAAATCGTCTTGAGATTTAACTTTTGATAAATCTAAAAAGTTCCAATTATCTGATGTTGCCGCTGACTTATAATCAAAATCCTCTCCGGGTACTCTGGGTCCAGTTAACTTCTTTGGCTTAGAATCAAAGATTGCCTTCTTAACTTGTGGGTTTGAATAAAACCTGTCTGAATATTGAGTTCTATATCGTCTGCCTATTTCTCTGTAACTTTCGTATGCTTCATCACCTAAACCATTTTTTATTCCAAGATCAGCTAAACCTGCTAGCCTGTCAAAAGATTCTATCTGGCTTCTGTCTTCAGGACGTGCAGGACCAGTTTTATCTCTAAGCGCCCTTACTCTTGAGCTTGCATATACTCTTACGTCATGAACATCTTTTAGTTTAAATTCTATTTGATCAACAGGAGCTTCACTTTTTAAAATCTGTTCAGGTCGAAGTATCTCACCATCGGGTCCAAGCCGGGGTTCAAATCTAATACGTGTGCCATCCTCGCCTAATGAGATAAGCTTACCGTATATCTCAACATCTGATGGACGAACTACACCATCATCTTTTAAAAGACTTTTAACTCTGTTTAAAACCTCAGTCGGTGTTAAATCTAAACCTTGATCTTTAATTATCTGTTTTACAGTTTTACTATTTATTTGTTTTGCTTGGGTGTTAAAAGATTTTTGAATGTTTGTAAGGTTGGCAGGTAAATCCGTGCTTCTGCTAAATAAAGCTATTTGTTCTTGACTAGAAAGCTTACCTAGAGATGAAACGTCTGCGCCCCTACGAAGAGCATCGGCTGTGTTTACTTCTGAAATTAATTCAAATAAATCATCCGTATCTAAGGAGATATCTCCCTCACCTCTAAAAAAGTTTCTGTACTCAATATCAAATTTAGTCTTCACTGCATTATGTCGGCTAAATGCAAGTTTAGCCATTCTATCTTTAGCCTTTTCTGCAAGTAAGGTTCTCTCAGCTTTATTAAGATCACGTATTTCAGTTTCTGTTTTTAAGAGTTCGCTCTTTGCACTCTCTGCTTCTTTTATTTGTCTTGTGACATCACTTGGTGGATACCTTGAACTTATTTCTGCAAGTGTCATTTTTATATTATTATATTGTTCAACAAGCTCTTCGGAGGGCATATCTATCATGTTAAAGTCTCTAAAAGGATCTTCATCGCCATTTTCAATTGCTTTTATTATTCTATTAATTATAATTTGACCCTTTTCTGCCCTGCCTTTAATATTGCTCTCTTGTTCTTTAACAAATTTTTGCAATCCTTTAAATATTGTTGCAAGCTCTTGACCTTCAACGCTGTTAGCATCTATTTTTGGTAGAGTTTTATTAATATAATTATTTAAAGTTTCAATAGCTTTGGACACTTCTAAATCATTTTCAACGATCTCAACAAAATCTCTTAGATATGATTTAGAACCTAAGTCAAGAGCAATCTTATCTGTCACCTCATCTGATACCGCACGTAAAGGGGCTACAAGTGCGATTACAGATGCAGCTTCACTAAATTCATTTGTATCAAGACCTGCTCTTTCTAATCTTCCAAATAGTTCCTTCAATGACACAGCCTGATCAGCTATGGCATCTCTACCCTCTGGGCTAAGATTTTTTAAGTTTTTATCAATGGCGTTAAGGGCGCTCCTCTCTGATCTAGAAAGACGAACAAACTCTCCAGCCTCATTTGTAAAACCCTCAAATGCAACATCTTTTCCTTGAATATATCTTACAAGAGTTTGTTCTGGTATTTTGTTAGCAATGATACCAAACGCAGCTAATGTACTTTGAACAGATTTAACCCCAGCTAAAGCGGTATTTTTGAAAATTGAAGATCCTAGACGAACAATTTTATCACCTGATATACCACCAGCCATGCCCAAGATAGGTTCAAGTATGGTTCCCTCTACACTTTTTATACTCGAAGCTAAACCTAATGATACACTTATATATAACTCTCCTAGAAGAAGCTCTTTATTTTCTCTACTAAGAATAGGTGCCAGATCATTTTTAAGTGTCCACATATGGGTGTACTTAATATTAACCTGTTCCATTTGATCTATTTGTTTTCTTCTTAATCTATCAATTACATCTTGCGATCTACCACCTTTAATAGCTGCAGCCAACTCTCTTTCCGTCTTATTTAATCCAGTTTGAGCTTGTTTGTATTCAGCCCTAGTATCAGAAAATAGTTTTTTTCTATACTCTCTTGTTGACATACCTGCTTTTTTGGCTTGTTGAGCAAGAACTCTTTTTGAAGATATGGTAAATAATCTTGGAAGTTTACGGTCTGCTCTGAAGTTTTTAATTGCATCGGGGTTTTTTCCAAAAGTGCGGGTAACAAGGGCAGTAAAACCTTTCTTAACTTGTTGCTCTGCTGCACTACGGGCTATGAGCATAACCTCATCTGGATTAACCTGTCCTAGATTATCTACTTGTCTACCTAAAAGTCTTTTAGAGTCAGTTTTTATAAACTTATTTAATTTTGCAGATTCCCTTAGCGCCCGCACCATGCTAACGCCTTTAAACAATTTTAAAAACCCTAACCCTTCTAAATAAAATTCTGACGCTCTATCTGCAAAAGTTGCGCTGCCTCTGCCTTGCCTTAAAATCTCTGATGCAACATCTTCATCTACATCTATACCATATTGTTTAAGAAAAAATTTCATGGCTTTTTGCGTTTTAGGTATAGCTGTAGCATCAGCAAAAGAATCAAACATTTGACCAAAGTTTGTATATTCTCTTTCAAGAGTTTTATTTATATCAATATCTTCATCAAAAATAGCTTTAACTAATCTAAGACCAGCAACAGGAGATTGTGCAGCCATACCCACCAACCCTGAAATATCTCTAACAAGACCTGCGCTTCCAGCGTATACTGCTGCACTTTTTGCAGCTAGAGAGGGGTCCTCTCCTCCGAGTTGAGAGGCCATTTCTCTAGACTTGTTTATTAACTGCGTATCCGATAGAGCCACCAAAGCATCATCATTTACAGTAGCGCCTTTTGCTATTCTTTTTTTACGAACATTTTGAAAAGAATCTAGTAAACTTTGCGCTAACTGAGCCTCTAAAATAGTAACTTCTCTGCCATTATCTGATGAACGAAAAGTTCTTTTATCTCCTAAACGGAAAGCCTGTCTAATTCTAGCCTCTGCTTCAGTTAGACCTAGTGCAAGGTCTTTACTAAATAAAACTCTGTCTTCTTGATCATCAATTGTAGGGGCATTAGGGTAAGCAACTAGACCAGAGACAGGTTGCTGCGTTCTTATAAGCTCCTCTGCTTGTCGCCTTTGAATTTGTTTTGGGATAGCTTGTCGTAACTCTCTAGTTGCTCTATCTTCACGACCCGGAGGCTGTGCAAATAGATCAACCTGTGGGGCAGGGGCTTCAGGTCGCGGCGGTTGAGCCTCCATTGCAGACCTAACTTCAGGAGCAACGGCACGGCTAACCGGGCGCGGTTCAGCCTCTGGCTGTGGCGCTAACTCTCCCATTGGAGAAAGCACATTGTTTTCATCTTCATTGTTAGGCGGAGGTGTTTCAGCCGTTTGTTGTGGCGCAAACTCTCCCAGTGGAGACATTATATCGACCATACTATTTCCTTGCAGCTACTGATTTAGCAAAAGAGCTAATAACTCCGCCCATTGCGTTTTGTTGAGGAGCAATATCTTCAGGTTTTAGAATTTGTATACGAGATTTAAATTTTCCACGATCAATCTCATATCCTAATTTAAAGAAATGTTCAAATGTTTGATTGTCTTTTTGTTTAACTCTAGCTTTTATAATAAAAGCATTTTGACCTTCAATAGGTTTTGATCCAACAATAGTTATCGTAGAAGTATCACCTACTTTATTATTACTTTGTTCAGCGTTTATATTAGTTATTGGTTGTTGAGAGACTATAGATTTTAAATTTGAATAAAACCCCGGCCCAAAACTTTGTAAATTTCCTGATAAATTAAATTGTTTAATCAAACCAGATGCAAAATTATCTTCAAAGGTAGGCTGTTTTACAACTGAAATCTCTTGGTTTAATTTTGCAGCGGTAATTAATGCTTGTGCAGATTTATTACCTAGTGATGTTGTAAAAACGTCTAGCTTTTGTGCAGCAACGACGTTTGCATATTCATCTTCAACGGTGGTGTTTGCAAACCCGTAGTTTTTCATAAGTTGAAAGTTTGAGTCTTCTAAGAAATTAGCAATTTGTCCTTCAAACTGTTGCCCACTTATAAAAGCCTTATTTAACATTCTTTCAAATCGCTCAACGTCTGCGTCCGTAATCTTATCGCTTGCGCTTTGATAGGTGAGAGCCATTTGATAGGCGGCTAATCTAAGAAGCTGCTGTTTCATTCCAGCTAAGACGCCATCAGCATTACTAAAATTTAAGTATCCTTGACTAGTTGTGCGTATGTCTTTAACACGTAATAAAGACTGACCAGACGAATCAAACTGACTAGCAAAAAGATCAGCAGCCTGTCTTAACTGTCCTGTTGATCCAAAGGCTCCCTCTATGAATGATCTAACATCATTGATTGCACCTTGACTAGAGTCACCGCTTCTCTCAATCTCTCTTATTTTATTTAAAGTCCTAGACAAATTTTGTGCGCCTAAGTATTTTGCTCTACCTAAAATAACAGCTTTTTTTGAAGGTTCAGATATTCGCTTAAATGCAGGATCAGGTGTGGTAGCAGAACCTGTTACTATCATTCCCACCATGTTTTGAGATTTAGTTCTAGGTGCAACGGGTCTAGATTGATTAGCAGTAGATTTAAAGAACGTAAATAAAACTCCAGCTTTTTCTAATACTTTTTCAGTATCTAAAAAATTACTGCCAAGCTGTTTTACTCTAAATTCTTCTGCGGCTTTTCTAACATTTGTAGGGTTCTGTGACGCCCCTGTCTGAAGAGCTAATATGACCATGTTTGGATCTTCAATCAACGCATTGATCTCACCAGCGGTTTCAGCACTTAAATCTTCATTTCTTACATTGTTAGCTCTGAGTTTTGCTCTGATCTTAGCATCAGTCACCAAGCTTAGATTGTCAGCGGCAGCGGGTCTTTCTTCTACAGTTGAACGCCCACTATTGTTAGTGCTTAGCGTAACCTCACCGCCTTGCCCTGCATTCCTATTAATATCACTATCACTTGAAACCATTCTCCAAAATCGTTCACGAACACCGGGTATTTTAGCTATGTTAGCAAAACCCTTTTTATCAACGCCATTTGGCTGATCTGGAGAATGAAAGATAGGATTGAATCTAACTTGACCATTCTGTGATATACTTTTAGTTCTGTTGTAGTAGTTTGTAGTTGCACTGTTAACGAACTCAAGAACGTCTCTTTTAAATTCTGGATCAGATTGCATTTTATCAGTGACTCTATTAAGAAGTGCAGGGTCTGCTAGCTTTTGATTGAGTTCTGAAAGAAGTT